ATTCTATTGGCAGCATTAGCGTACCACTCGGCTTGACTCAGGCTGTGAACCTTTGCCCAACTAGTTCTGTATAGCTCTTGGGCTAACTCAGCCCTTGTAGTAGCCACATAAGCCTGATTGGTGTTATCTATATATCTCATTAGTTCAATTCCTTTTCTCTTTTTCTATAAAACTTTTTGGTTGTCTTGGTTATAAAGCCTTTCCCACAAAGGTCATTTAGAAGGTGCTTCACAGTGTAAGTGCTAGTGGTATCACCTCTATGCGCTCCACAGCCACGCATATCAAATGCTCTAGCTACGATACCTTGTGTAAGGCGAACCCAGTTTTCAACTTTCTCTGCATCTAATGTGCCTTGGTGCGCTCTGTTCTCAACGCTGCCCTGTCTCCAGTAATTTTGAAAGTTCCATTTGCCCCGTGCGCTAAAATGGCGATCACGCAATAGTGAGCTAACGTCCCTGTTAAGTAAATCATCAAACGTATTCCAAAGGTCTTCGTAACCGCTGTAGCTGTTCTGGCAATACCCGTTATTATCGCCACGTCTGCTAGGTGCAAGAACGCTATTAATAGCATGTTCGTATTTAGCAAAATACTGCATCAGCTTTCTAAGGGGCGTAGCTTCTGCACCAGTTATATCTACATGAACATGCATTCCGCAGCTTCTATTTACTTCTCCGTATTCATTACAAACATTTACAATCTTTTTAAGAAGCTCCATATCATCTAGACCGTGTAATACAGGAGTTACTAGCTCCATGCCATTGCGACCTCTTACACTACAATCAGGCTTTAATCTCCATCTGTCTGATTTATCGCTGTAACATGCAACGTATACTCTTTGTTGCGTGTGTTCAAATATAAGGTCAGCCATCTCATGCATAGTAATATTGCTTACAAATTCTAGCTCAACCCCAAAACGCCTCATGTTATCTAAATTGCTTATCATTTTATTACTAACTCCAGTTTGTTATCATGTTATATTATTAATATACAGTAACTAGTTATTATTGCAACCCCTAAATGTAAAATAATGCAAATTTATTTAGAGGCTGCAATTTAATGATTATTGATTGTCAGATAACTTTTTAATCTTTGCCATAAATACTTGAGTATCTAGGGGCTGTTTTTGCAGCCATGCAATATATGTATCGTGACCTTTTTGCGAAGGCTCATAGCCATGCTTTTTTAAGAAACTGCCCGTTGTATAACTTAGAATACAATTTGTAGCTGCACCGAATTTTTTATTTAATGTTGATTTTTTCATTTTATGACTTTCATTTTATGTTTTTATTAATAGTGCAAGGACTATAACATATTCTGTTTGTTATTACAACCCCTCTTATATAAATTAATTACTGAAAATAAAAAAAATAGTAGTTGCTATTATAAACACGCTATGTTATGGTGTACTTACAAGTAAATATTAAATTGAAAAAAAGGTTATAAAATGACAAAAGAAAATAATGATAAAGTATGCCATGTTACTTTCCAAGTATCAGGTGAGCAATTAAAGGCTATGGAGCAAGTTACTAGGGTGTTTGGTATGAGTAAAACTAAACAGGCTTCTTTGCTTTTCAAGCTAGTAGCCCCCACTGTAGCAGATTATGAAAAGGTATTATCGTCAGCTTTTGTTGATGTAGCTAAAGCCAGAATTGCTGAGATTAACAAAATTATTAAAGATATGGGAGAATAAAATGTTTGAAGCAATTAAAGCTATTCAAGATGCATGGACTGGAACAATCACAGAATTAGTGTTTGGCACAATCGCTGTAGGGTTGTTCTTTTTTGCAATGATTATACTATGCACATTGGGTGGAGGACTTATATAATGTTTGTTATTTCCAGAGAAACTTATACTAAATATTGGAGCAAGTGGAATAAGCAATACGGTGATTTAGATGGCAGTAGTTACAGCGGAGTTATTACAGCCGCTACAGCCAAAACATATTGGTATCAAATAGATCAGTTAAATGAGGTAGAAAGTTTTTGCCCATTTGAATATATAAGCAAGCGAGTAGACAATTCTAACAACATTACATATTTTGGGAGCAGATAATGTCAGCACATATTAAACAGTCAGCAAGTATAGTAGCGCATGAAATACAAAGGTTTTTAGATATATCTAAGCCTTGTGACCATGATGATATTGAAACGCAAAAAATAGTGCAAGCAGAGCATTTGCATAAAATTGTCCAAGACCTTGGTGAAATGGTTGGGCATATAATAGATGCTATTGATCTAGAGGATGAAGATCATTCTTTAAGGATGATGCGTTGCAAAATAAGTGATTTTTCATTTGAAGAAGAAACTGATGATATTATTTATGTAGCCACTCAAGCAATATTTGATAATGAGCAAACAACCACAACAGACTTTGAAGAGCATTCCACATGGGGTATGGGCTTTGATAGGCACAATCAAAAATAGGAGAACTAAGATGACCAACCAAGAAATCAACCATTTATTTGACACGACAAATATAACCCTACAAAGGCTATCTATGAGGTCAGGATTATCTGTAGCAGAATTGAAAAAGATGCTTATGGAAACCCCAAAGGTAGAAGTATGGCAGGAAAACAAATGAACATATTTGTTGTAGAGATAAACCCAACAGATGCCGCAAAGCAATTGCCAGATAAGTTAATTTGCAAGATGCCTTTAGAGACGGCTCAAATGCTAAGTACAGCACATAGACTTCTCAGTAATGAACAGTATTGCGAGGTGAAAGGTTTGTACAGAAAAGCGTTTTGGAATCACCCCTGCACTATTTGGGCAAGAGAGACGCACTCTAATTATCTTTGGTTGTTGGAACATTGGGTTGCACTGTGCAGTGAGTTTGAGCAGCGTTACGGTAAGAAGCATAAATGCATTGTAGACTTGTGGGATGGTTTGAGAAATCTACCTAGCATGATACCAACAGGCAGTCTTACAGATTTTGCACAGGCTATGCCTATAGAGTACAAAGATGTTGCTAATCCTGTAGGGGCATATCGCAAGTACATGATTGCAGAGAAGCACTACGCAGCATGGAACAAAGGCACTGACAAACCATATTGGTGGAATTAATTGTGTCATAGCGCAGAAAATATAGGCAGTTGCCTTTTTATTTATTGTTGATATAGTTGTTACACAGCAAGAAAAGAAATTCCAGAAGGAGATACGATGGCTGATACCAAATGGGCAGCAGATGCGATACAGCGCAAAAACGTCAAGGATTTGATTCCTTATGACCGTAATTCTAAAATTCACCCAGACACGCAAATTGAGCAAATAGCTAACAGCATCCGAGAGTGGGGATGGACAATGCCAATCCTGATTGATGAGGGTGGGCAAGTCATAGCAGGTCATGGTCGTTTATATGCAGCACAACACCTAGACTTGAAAGATGTTCCTTGTGTAATTGCTACAGGTTGGTCTGAAGACAAGAAAAAAGCCTATGTGATTGCAGACAATAAACTTGCAGAAAAGGGAGGGTGGGATACCAGTCTTTTGTATGATGAATTAAAAACACTAAGTGTGGCTGAGTTTGACCTATCTTTGATGGGCATGGATGATGCTTTTGCAGCAATGGACTACACGCCAAATACAGAGCCTAACTTTTCTTATAAAGAGGTAGATGATGAGACCGTAACGAAGGCAGGACAGGGCATGAGTGGAATGATTGGTGCAATACAAAACGACAAAGCTGAGTCGGGCGTGGAAGTAATGTGTCCTTATTGCGCTGAGTCATTCAAGTTTACGGGGGTGTAAATGCAAAATCCTATTGAGATGCAAAACCTTATTGATTTAAAGACATGGCACTTCGCCAAAACGATGCCGTGGATGCCGCATTGGTATGCTAGACGTAGAGAATGGGGTAATAATGAGGAGTTCAATGATCTTGTGGCATTTATACGCAAAACAGGATCGGTTGAGCAGTTTGGCAAGACCAAATATACCTATTTGTATCTTAACGGCTACAAATACTGGACTATGGGAAACCCAATAACAACAACCATTCTTATTAACAGAGCAAAAGCATGAATATAGAGCTTTGCAAATGGGATGATATTTCGTGGATACCAAGCAAGTATGATACTGAATATGCAGTATTTGGAGAGCGAAAAAAAACAGAAACATGGTTTGTAGCAATAGACAAGTGGGAAATTTTAGGTATCGGATGCTTGCTACATTTGAACCGCACAACAGTGCGTCACAGCAATGATTTTGTTATCCCACAGCATAGGGGTAAGGGTGTAATTAAAAAACTAGTTGTATTTAGAGAACATTGGGCGAAAAGTAACGGTTTTAAAAAAGCAGATGTCAGAACCGTCAAAAAATATTATGAGCCATTAGGGTACGTCAAAGTCAGGGATTACTTAGTAGGTGGAAGTTGGTATATAAAGGATTTATCATGATTACAGAAATTGGGCGACACAAGGTCAAGTGCGGTGACATAATGAGCGGTATAGATGATTTAATGGCAAATAGACAAGCAGATTTTGTTTATAGCGACCCACCGTGGGGTCAGGGTAATCTGCGTTACTGGCAAACAATCAATAAGAGGCACACGGGGCGTGAGCGCAATGACATTGATTATGAGGAATTTTTACCGCATTATTTCCATCTTGTCAGCAAACATGTAAAAGATGTTTGTGTTATTGAATATGGTGTTTCTTGGCGTTCTGATGCAATAAAAGTAGCTAATGATGCAGGTTTTAAGCATATGGGGGTTTTTACATCACTTTATCAGGCGAGTAAACTGCTCCCACTTGATGTGCATGTGTTTAGTAAATCAGGAAATGTTGTTATACCGCCTAATTTTAAAGAAAAATGCTTAGAGTTGAGAGGATTGCCATTGGTCAAATACATATTCTCCGCAATGTTGCCAAAAAATGCAAAAATGGTCTTAGACCCAATGTGCGGCATGGGCTATACAGCGCAATCTACTATTGATAGTGGTCTAGCATTCTATGGCAATGAATTAAATGAAAAGCGGTTAGGCAAGACTATGACAAGATTGCAAAAGATGCCATGAAGATATTTTTAAAAGAAAATGTCTGGGATATGGCTCTAGAGCGTATGAATCGCATATTTGATGAGTTTGATAACAATATTATTATATCAACATCAGGTGGCAAAGACAGTACAATAATTATGGAATTAGCCCTCAAAGTGGCAGAGGAGCGTGGTTGTCTACCCGTGAAGATGATGTTCCTTGATCAAGAAGCTGAATACCGTATGACTATTGAGTATATGAGAAAGGCTATGGCTGATCCCCGTGTAGAACCTTTATGGATACAAGCCCCGATAAAGCTGTTTAACGCAACATCAATGGATGATCCTTGGCTTATGTGTTGGGCAGAGGGCGATGAATGGATGCGACCCAAAGAAGATATGTCTATAAAAGAAAACAATTTTGGCACGGATAGATTCTTTGATATTTTTGCTAAAATTATTGAACACTACTTCCCAGATCAACCTGCGGCATATCTTGCAGGGGTAAGAGCAGAAGAAAGCCCTACACGGTTGGCAGGATTAACAACTGGTCAAACTTATAAGGATATTACATGGGGCAAGCGACTTAATGATAAGAAGGGTCACTATACATTCTACCCTATCTATGATTGGTGTTTATCAGATGTTTGGAAAGCTATAGACAATAACAAATGGGATTATTGTCAGATATATGATGAATTGTATCGCTACGGCATAGCCCCACATAAAATGAGAGTTTCAAACTTACACCACGAAACGGCTGTTCATAGTCTTTTTTTTCTGCATGAGATTGAGGCAGATACATGGGAGGCACTAACAAAACGCTTAGGGGGTATTAATCAAGCAAAACACATGCAGAAAAGTGAGATGTTTGCTGTCAAAAATTTACCGTGGATGTTTAATGATTGGCAAGAATACAGAGATTATTTGACGGATAACCTTATTACAATCAAAAAATACCGTGAGAAATTTAAAAAAATGTGGATTAAAATGGATAGTCTTTATGCAGAGATGGCTAGACCAGAAGTTTTATACAAAAAACAAATTTCATCTATACTAGTAAATGACTGGGAGTTTGCAAAGCTGTCAGGCTTTCTAAATAGCCCCCCTCTGATTGTTTATCGTGAGTGGAAGAAGGGTAAACTACACGCTAGGTCTAGAAAGCCTGAGAGCCTTATATTTATACAGGAGCATTTGAGATGACGGCTATAATTAAAATTACAAACGATCTAGTTACTGAGATTGCAAGTATGTCTAATGAAGAGAAAATTGAATACATTGAAGAGTTGAAGTCTAGACTAGATGCTATACACCCTTTGAAGGCACAACCTGTCAACCGAGTCCGTTGGGTAAATGTAGAAGATGTTCAAGCTAATGACTATAATCCAAATAGCGTGGCAAGTAATGAAATGCACTTGCTATATACGTCCATTCTGCATGATGGTTATACGCAGCCAGTGGTTACTATCTATGATAAGGAATTAGGAAAGTATGTAATCATAGATGGCTTTCATAGGTTTTTTACTTGCAAAAATAATGATGATATCCGTGAGCGTAATCAGGGTCGGTTGCCTATAGTTGTCTTAGATAAAGACGCTAATGACAGAATGGCATCTACAGTGCGTCACAATAGAGCTAGAGGGAAACACTCTGTTGGTGGTATGAGTAGTATGGTTTTTAGTATGTTGGATAATGGGTGGTCAGATGCAGATATATGTAATCACTTGGGTATGAGTGCAGATGAGTTACTCCGATTGAAGCATATCACAGGGTTTTCAAAGCTATTTAGTGATGCAGAATACAATAAAACTTGGACAACAAAGCACCAGATACAATTAAAGAAACAACAAAAAGATTTGGACAAATCAAGATTAACTGATAACGGTTAGCATTATGAGCAACAAATTAACAGACGAATTAAAAATAGTAATACGGGATGAATATGTACATGGTTATCTAGATGATACTAATGTTCGTAGATATCCAACTGTTGATTTCTTAGCCAAAAAACATAATGTGCCAAGGGCTACTCTTTTTAGACACACTTCTAGTGAAGATTGGCAGTCTCAAAAAAATATGGTTCAAACAAAAATACAAGAATCATTGGATGGAGAGAGAATAGATAGAATGGTGTCTGAGTCAAAAAGACTTGACGACTCCGCTATACAGATTGCACAAGCAATGCTAGGCAGAGTAGGTAAAACATTACAGAAAGCATATCAAGCAGAACAATCCAACCCAAACATTGAGGCTATATCAATGCAAGAATTAAGAGAGGCTTCCAATGTCGCTCAAAACGCACAAAAACTTGGCAAGTTAGCCCTAGGTCAAGCGCAAGAAATTTCAAAGGTATCAGCAGATGTCAGCAATCCCGAAGCCTTCCACGCAGTTATGGAACAACTTGACGAGCTTGCGAACGCAAAGTCACAAGGCGGTAGCAAACCTATACACTGAATGGCTCAATACAGCTAGACCTACACAAATAACACCTGAAGGCAGTTGGAATATTTGGCTCATTTTAGCGGGCAGGGGTTGGGGTAAGACCCGTACAGGTGCAACTGATGCCATGCTTTACGCTTTACGCAATCCCAATGTAATTGTCGCAGTTGTAACACCTACATTTGGTGATATAAGGCGTGTCGCTTTTGGTGGTGTATCTGGAATACTAAAAACAATGCCAGAGGGCTGCATGTTAGAAGGTAGAGGTCAGGGATACAATTCTAGCTCATCAGAAATAAGACTTTTTAATGGGTCTAAAATAATGGGCTTTTCTGCTACTGAGCCTGACCGTTTAAGAGGTCCGCAATTTCACCGAGCTTGGTGTGATGAGTTGGCAGCGTGGAGATACCCTGAAACCTTTGATCAATTAATGTTTGCTTTACGTTTGGGTGATAATCCACGGTGCATCATTACTACTACACCCAGACCAACCCCTTTGATTAGGCAGTTAATAGAGCGAAAAGATGTAGTTATTACCACAGGTAACACTTTTGAGAACGAGGCTAATCTAGCTTCATCTACACTGGCAATGTTGAAGGAAAAGTATGAAGGAACAACGTTAGGTAGGCAGGAGCTATATGCTGAGGTGCTAGAAGACATGGAAGGTGCGCTCTGGAATCAAAAAATGATAGAAGAAACAAGACTTAAAGAAGAGGAGCGAGAGCTTACAAATATTATCGTTGCGGTTGACCCTGCGGTTACATCACATGAGGGTTCTGATGAAACTGGTATAGTCGTAGTAGGAAAAGATAGAAATAATGAATATTATGTGTTAGAAGATTTAAGTGGCATACATTCAGCAGATACTTGGGGTCGGATTGCTATAAGGGCATATTATGATTGGGAAGCTGATAGAATAGTAGCAGAAGTCAATAATGGTGGTGATTTAGTGGAACGACTAATACGAAACATAGACGGCAACGTTCCATACAGAGCAGTTCGGGCATCAAGAGGTAAGATGTTGCGAGCCGAGCCTGTTGCTGCCCTATATGAGCAAAGGCGTGTTCATCATGTCGGGGTCTTTGAAGAGTTAGAGACTCAAATGTGTACCTATATAGGTCAAACAAAACCTAGTCCTGATAGGCTAGACGCACTCGTTTGGGGTTTGTCAGAGATTAGCAAATCATCAGGGGAAGTAAACTGGAGAATAACCTAATGGCATTTATAGATAACGTTAAAAATATATTCGGTGTTGCAACAAAACCTATGTACATAAAAGGAAATAATATGGTTGGTTATTTCGGTGTGGGTGGCGGCATGGGGAAGCAGTACAAATATGAAGACCTAGCAAGTGAAGGGTATTTGAAGAACGCTATTGTATATCGTTGCGTCAATGAGATAGCCAAAGGTGGTAGCAGCGTGGGCTTTTTACTAAAGGCAAATCAAGATGTTCTAGAAAATCACCCGATGATTGATCTCTTGAACAGACCTAATCCTTTACAATCTAATAACGAGTTTTTTGCGGCTTTGTTTGGATATTTATTGTTGAGCGGAAATGCTTATATTTTAAGGACGGGCGGTATAGACGGTCAGCCAAAAGAGCTACACTTATTAAGACCAGATAGGATGCGTATCATAGGAGGAAACTCTCACATACCACAGCGGTACGATTACGTCATAAACGGCAAAGTACAGGCCAGTTACCCAGTAGATGCAATCACAGGGTCTAGTGATGTTAAGCACATCAAACTATGGAATCCTTTAGATGACTATTATGGTTGCTCACCGTTGTCAGCAGCAGCGGTTGAAATTGACCAACATAACCTGAGCAGTCAACACAATATTAACCTTCTAAATAATGGGGCAAGACCTAGTGGGGCGATTATATTCAAGCCCAAAGATGAGGCAGGTTACGGTGTCAACCTA